CCCTCCTCAGAACTTTGCTGCATATCGTCAAAGTGAACTAGACAACGCTAGAGTCAGCACATTCACTGCTATGGAATCATTACCCTATGTCTCTAAAAGATTCGCACTTGAAAGATTCTTAGGATTGACCGAAGAAGAAATCAAGCGCAACGAAATGCTTTGGGAAGAAGAAAACAAAGAAGAAGTGCCGATGGACCCATCTGGTTCAGACTTGCGTAATATTGGCATTAGCTCTGGTGATTTCCAATCTGACATTGACACTGCGGATGAAATTGAATCATCTGAAGAAACACCTGCTGAAGGTCCGGATGTTGCAGGGCCAGTTGATAGTGCAGGCGGAGAAGCTGTCCCAGGTGGAGCAGCAGGGCCAGTGGGCGGCGGAATGCAAATCTAAATTAAATGAGAGAATTTCTAAAGTTTCTTTTAATTTGGATTTCTCAGAATTTAGCTATTCCGTTTTGGATGGTGGGTCATGTTCACTTAAGCATGAATATGAATATCTATCAAGACTTGCATATAATATTAGCATCACTTGGGATGAATATTATTGTAGCCATTGGATTTTGGATAGACTACAAATCACAAAAAGATAAATAAAAATATGCAACTGTTTGAAATGTTCGACGCACCAATTAATGGTTTACAAGATGTCAATGATGACAATAGCAAGCCAGTGTGGAGAACATCCCGCAAAACTAAACTGACTCTTGCACAAATTAGAAAATTACGTAGAATGATTGATGTGCGTAATTACGAGAAGCAGATTTATCTAGGTAAAGTTCGTAATCAATACGGGGCTAAACCAGAAGCAGAAGCCGGCGCTGCCGCCTAAATACTATAGCAATATAAAAAACTCAAAAAAGTAGTACTTATTGAGTACTTTTCCTGACTACGGCATAAGTAATTTCACAAAGCCATTTCTATTCAGGAGAAAATCTAATGGACATTAAGAAATTTGAAAAGTTAATTGACCTCGTAATCAATGAGGACAACGAAAGAGCTAACGAGCTATTCCACGAAATTTGTGTTGAAAAATCCCGTGAAATCTTTGAGTCAATCTTGGCTGAAGATGACATGGACATGGAAGACGATTCACTTGAAGAAGGTGATGAAGGCGACATGGGCGGCCAAGTAGGTGATCTACTTGATGAAATTAACGCAGAAGAACAAGGCATGACCGAAGAAGAAGAAGAAGATATTGACTTCGGTGACGAAGAAGTAGAATTCGGCAGCGACGAAGATGGTGAAGACCTAGAAGGCGGCGAAGAAGTTGAAGACGCTGTAATCCGCATCGAAGACAAGCTAGACCAGTTGATGGCTGAATTTGAAGACATCATGGGCGGCGGTGCCGATGCAGGCGATGACATGGACTTCGGCGGCGAAGAAGGCGACGATGAAATGGAATTCGGAGCTGAAGAAGACGAAGAAGCAATGATGGAAGCTATCCAGCTTAAGAAGATTTCTGTAACTCACGGCGACAACGGCGTACAGACAAAGAGCCCAGGACTTCAGGGCTCAGGTCAAGCAGGAATGGACAGTCACCCAGTAAAGTTCTCTGGCGCTGCTGAATCAGTTCCTACTGCTCCTAAAGCACCAAGCAACTTCTACTCAAAGGGTGAAACATCTGTAAAGGGTGCAGGAAACTTCAAGAACAGTCCAGGTAAGGATAACTTCAAGGACAAGGGCGAAGCAGCTCCTAAGCCAAAGCACGGTGACGATGGTGCAAACGCAAAGAGCCCAGTTGCTGAATCACGTAGATCAGCACGTAGACCAATTCGCTAAGGGAATCTGAGAGAAATGGCTTTGTATCTCAGAGAAAATCTAACGTTCGACCGCGCAGGTATGGTGGTCGAATCTATTCGTGAAGAGGGCGCTGATTTTAAGACCCTCTACATGAAGGGGATTTTCATTCAGGGCGGGGTAAAGAACGCAAACGAGCGTGTTTACCCCGTCAATGAAATCGAAAATGCTGTGGATACACTAAACAAGCAAATCTCAGAAGGCTACTCTGTTCTCGGAGAAGTCGATCACCCCGATGATCTTAAAATTAACCTAGACCGAGTATCACACATGATCACAAGTATGTGGATGGATGGTGCTAACGGTTTCGGTAAATTAAAAATTCTTCCTACTCCAATGGGTCAACTCGTAAGAACAATGTTGGAGTCAGGTGTGAAACTAGGTGTATCCAGTAGAGGAAGCGGAAACGTCAACGATATGGATGGTAAAGTCAGTGATTTTGAAATTATCACTGTCGATATCGTCGCCCAACCTAGCGCACCAAATGCGTACCCAAAGGCAATTTATGAAAGTCTCATGAACATGAAGCACGGACATAAAATGCTAGAGATTGCTAAGGAAGTGCAGGGCGACAAAAAAGTACAACGATTCCTTGGTGAGGAAGTAAAGCGCCTCATCAATGAACTTAAATTATAAAGGAATCAAGAAAAATGTTAGATGCTATCAAGCCATTACTTGAAAGTGGTCTCATCAACGAAGATATTGGGCTTCAGTTAAATGAAGCTTGGGAAACTAAGTTGAATGAAGCTCGTCAGCAAGTACGTGCAGAACTCCATGAGGAATTTGCACAACGTTATGAACATGATCGTAGCGTGATGGTTGAAGCCCTTGACAAGATGATGGCTGAAAATCTCTCAGACGAAATTCGTGAATTTGTAGACGAGAGAAAAGCGATGAACGAAGACCGTGTTCAAGCGAAGCTTAAGCTTCGTGAAAATGCAACTAAGTTCAACGACTTTATGGTCACTAAGTTAGCCGAAGAAATCCGTGAATTGCGCTCAGATCGCAAGGTACAGATGGAAAATCAGCAGAAGCTAGAGCAATTCGTTGTTCATGCCCTATCAAGAGAAATTAAAGAATTCTCACAAGATAGACAAGCAGTGGTCGAAGCTAAGGTTAAGTTGGTTGCAGAAGGTCGTAAGCAGCTTGAAGCACTCAAAGCAAAATTCATTGCTGAAAGTGCCAAGAAGCTTAGCTCAGCAGTCGCAGGTCAACTTAAGGGTGAACTATCACAGCTTAAAGAAGATATCAAGATTGCAAGACAAAATAACTTTGGACGTAAGATTTTCGAAAGCTTTGCAAGTGAATTCTCTGTAACTTATCTAAATGATAAGGCAGAAACTCGCAAGGTAATGAATGTTCTTGCTTCTAAGGAAAGACAACTTGCCGAAGCTACATCTAAGCTAGCACAAGCAGCTAAGATTGTAGAATCGAAAGACCGTGAAGTTCGCATTATTAAGGAATCTTCGCAGCGTGAAAAGACAATGACTCAGTTATTGTCAACACTTAACGCTGAGAAAGCCGAAGTAATGGGAGCATTACTCGAAAGCGTACAGACAGTAAAACTAGAAAACGCTTTCAACAAGTATCTACCAGCCGTTCTCAATACTGGCTCAGATATTGCCCCTAAGAAAAAGGCACTAACTGAATCTGTTATTGTAGAAGCAACTGGTGATAAAACTGCCAAAAAGACCGTAGAAGTCGATATCACAGAAACAGATAACGTGATTGACCTCAAGCGATTAGCAGGGCTATAATAAAAACCGACATAATTTAGGAGAATAATATAATGTCAAAAGTACTCTTAGAAAGCCGTTGGGGCGAAACAAAAGACGCCCTGCTAGAAGGCTTAAAGGGCAATCGTCGTTCAACAATGAACGTATTGCTTGAAAATACCAAGAAGCAGCTTCTTGCTGAAAGTTCAGCCGGAACTACAACTGCCGGTAACATTGCAACACTAAATCGTGTTATCCTTCCGGTAATTCGTCGTGTTATGCCAACTGTTATCGCTAACGAACTAGTTGGTGTTCAGCCAATGACTGGCCCAGTTGGTCAGATTCACACTCTACGTGTGCGCTATGCAAATAGCTTGACTGACAACTCAGCAGCAGCAACTTCGGTAACTGCTGGTGAAGAAGCACTTTCACCATTCAAGATTGCACAGGCATACTCACGAGTACCGCTTGATGCAACCGACACTAGCTTCTACACAGGCGCTGATACAGCGGCTCTAGAAGGTAATGGTGGTAAGCAGATTTCTGTTCAGATTCTTCGTCAGGCTGTTGAAGCCAAGTCACGTAAGCTACAAGCTCGTTGGACTTTCGAAGCTGCTCAGGACGCTCAGTCACAGCATGGTATTGACGTAGAAGCAGAAATTATGGCTGCACTTGCACAAGAAATCACTGCTGAAATCGATCAGGAAATCTTGCTTTCACTTGCAACTCTTGCTTCAACTGAATACACATTCAACCAAGCAACTGTTTCAGGTACTGCTACTTACGTCGGTGACGAACACGCTGCTCTAGCTGTTCTTATCAACCGCGTTGCAAACTTGATTGCACAGCGTACTCGTCGTGGTGCAGGTAACTGGGCTGTTGTTTCACCAGCTTCGTTGACTGTTCTTCAGTCAGCTACAACTTCTGCATTCGCTCGTACAACTGAAGGCACTTTTGAAGCGCCAACTAACACTAAGTTTGTTGGTACTCTTAACGGTGCAATGCGTGTATTTGTTAACTCATATGCACCAGACACTCAGCCAGTACTTGTTGGATACAAGGGTTCATCGGAAACTGATGCAGCAGCATTCTACTGCCCATACATTCCGTTGATGTCTTCAGGCGTTGTTCTTGATCCGTCAACATTCGAACCAGTCGTATCATTCATGACACGTTATGGTTACATCGAACTAACTAACACTGCGTCATCATTTGGTAACGCTGCTGACTACGTTGGTGAAATTGCTG